GGGCTGCCATTACGGCCAGCTTGGCGTACAGGCTAAAGGGTGTCACGCGAGCTCCTGAATGCCGAGCTGCGAGCCTGCGTCAGTAATCGTGATCACGCGGTTGCTCAACTTTTCGGGGGTGCGGGTGCTGACATGTACCCATTGCTTGCCGTTGATGCCTTCCAGGATCAGCTGGCCAATGCCCAGCACGCTGACCAGTGGGGCCAGCGTCTTGGCGACCTCGTAGGCGCTGCCGTAGCCGGGCGCGATGATGTCGGCGGCGTGGCCCTGGGTGTGGTCTGAGCTGGTGACGCCGCCTACGGCCCTGTTGAGCTGGCGGCTGCGGTACGCGCTTGTGACGATGATGGGCACATTGAGGGTGCTGCGGATGCGCTCCAGCATCTCGGCCGTCAGCACCAGGCGGGGCAGCAGCTCGGGCGCTGGGGTGTTGTCAATGCCCAGCTGGGCGGCTTTGGTGCTGGAGGTCAGCTCGGCCAGGGTGAAGTGATGCGACAGGTTCATGGCTGGCCTTTGGTTGTGTCGGGTGTGTCAATGCCCAGGCGTTTTTCAATGGTTTTTTTGCCGATGGATTCGAGCCAGGTCAGGCCGCGCGCGCCTGCGTGGCCTGTCATGCCGACGATGCTGGCCGTCAGCAGTGGGTGAAAGTTGAGGTATTCGCACAGCCAGAATGCGAGCATGCCCGCGAAGGCAGACACCGACAGCTCGCCGATAAGTGCGGCCATATTCCAGAGCTGCATCTCGCCGCGCCTGACTTTGATCCACCAGCTGGCCATGCCGCCCACCAAGGCGGTGGCAAGGACAACGCCATACTCGCGCAGCGAATAACTCAAAGGCGTTTTCATGGCGTTTTGCGCTACGGCGTAGAGCGGCCACAGCAGATGCACGACGACGACGAGGGCTATGAATATACGTATCAATTTTGGCTCCCTGTTTAAAAATATCAGCCGACGACTTCGGTGGTTTTGACGTGCGCTACCCAGCGGATGTTGGTGGCGGCTGCACCTGTCACGCGCAAGCGCAAAGCGCCGAGTGTTGTCTCGGCTGCGGCTACCGCGTCCCATGCAGTGGCACCGGCATCGCGCCCGACGACTGTGACCACGGGCGTGCCCAGCAGTGCTGTGGTGCCGGCAGACGCGCCGCGCTTGATAGCGCCAACAATCCTGAACACCGCGCTGTCGCCGTTGCCGTTGTTGCGGCCTGTGACCATCGCTTCAAAGCCATACAGCGCGGCATTGGGCAGCACCAGCTGGTTGGCTGCTGCGGGCGTTGCGCCGTCTGCCGACAGGTCGGTGATGGTGGCGTTGGTGGTGGCGGTGCGCAGCACAAAGTCGCGCCGCTGCGCGTCACCAACAGTGGCGAAGTTGCCAGCGGCGTGGGCGGCTGCGCCGTAAATGCCGCGCGTTGTGGCTTGGTAGCCGCCGGGCACGTGAGAGTACTCGCCTGACGCCTCGTTGTAATTGCCGCCGCCAACTGCGGCCGAGCCGCCCGCTGTTGTGTTGCCGCTGCCGCCAGCTATGTTGGAATACGCGCCAGACGCGGTGTGGCTGTTGCCGCCTGAAATTGTGGCGTAAGGCTGCGACGCGGTATTGTAGCCGCCGCCAGCGATGGTCGCGCCGCTGCTGGTTGCCGCATTGTTAAAGCCGCCGCCGACAGTTGAAGCCACGGCTGAGGCGGTATGGCCCCGGCCACCCGCAACGGTTGAGTCGTTGCCTGACGCCTTGTTGTCGTAACCGCCCCCGATATTTGAGTTGGTGCCAGACGCCACCTGATCGGCTGCTGACCGGCGCGTTTGCCAGTCCACAGCCTGTGTGCCGCGCTTGTTGCCGCCTGCTGCCGCCGAATCTGCAACGGTGGCTTGAATTGCACCCCCGCCTTTTGCCGACAAGACGGCATCTTGAATGGTGCTGCCGCCTGACGCCTGCAAGACTGAGGCGTTGTCGGTGGCGTTGGGCGCTGCCGAGTTGATGCTGGCGGTAAAGCCTGTAATCCCGCCGCCGCTGCCGCCGGATGCGCCTACGGCTTGCCGCCTGTCGATGTAGCTGGTCACTGTGCTGGCGCCCGTGACGACTTCGTACAGCTGCAAATAAGCCGCCACGTTTAGCCAGTTAACCGTGTTGGTGGCGGCGCTGACTGCGCCTGTGGTGCGGTCGGCCACCAGGTAGTTGGTGGCGCTGGCCGTCAGCGTGACGTTGCCGTTGGCCACGGCCACGCCGTTAAACCAGCCGCCCACGAAACCCCACACAAACCCGGTGCTGGTGACGGCGTTCCGGCCATACAGCATCGCGGGGCTAGTAGCGTCGAAGTTCTCATTGACCTGCGTGGCTGCGCCGCTGCCCGCGATGACTTGCTGAATGTTGGTGGTTGAGTTGGCCATGTTCTAAAGCCCGGTGGAGTTGGTAAAAGTAGTGCCGTTGCTTGTGTAGCGCAGCTGCTCAGTCGGTTCATTCGTCGCGCGTGGCACGCGCAAGGCAGGGACAACAAGTTTGCTGCCGGACTGAAGAACGCCCCGTTGAATAAGACTTTGGCCGCTTCCGCTTGTCCACGTTACGCCGTCGGAACTTAAATCCACGAGGCCACCATTAACCGCCGCCGTCACAAGCTGCGAGCCGAGGGCAAACACATCAAAGACGCCAGCGGGACTTTCATTGCCAATAGCGAAACTAGGGTAGCTTGCGGTGTCACGAACAAATGAAAAGGTAGAACCGTGATCTGTTGAGCGGAGAATTACGAGTTTTTGTGTGTTCCATGTTGTTTGCTTTAATGCTGCCATGTACAAATTTCCAGACAGCACGGCAATGTTTGTAAACTTGGCCGTCGTATCTGCGGGCATGGTGCAGACAGTCCAGCCTGACATCGCTGTTGCATCGGTCGTGTAGTAACAAAACACAAGGTCATGAATGAACCAGCGCGAGCCTACTTTTAGCAAGCTGGTGGAGCCTGTCCTAAAGTAACCGGGCAAGCCTGTCGGCGTACCTTGCAGCGTAAAGTTTGTGCCATCGGTGCTGGTGTAAAGCTGATTTAGTGTGGTCAGGACATAGAATTTTGTCCCATCGTTAGCAACTACAGCGGGAACATCTGGTCGGCTAAATTTAAACGTGCCCACAACAGGCAAGCTGCCGACCACGCCGCGTGTGACGTAAAAGTCGCGGATTGAAGAATTAACCACGTCTTCGCCCGGCAAACTGATGTAAACACCGTCCGAGCGCCCAGAAACAAGCTTTTGATAGCGCGACAGCAGCGGCGAATAACTTGCAAGAGCAGCAAATGTCACGCCGTCGTCTGAGCTTTCAAACACCCTTTGCAGCGTGGCTGATTCATATTCTGCGGTCGCCACTGCAATCAATGTGCTGCCTGCTTTGAGCAGCGGATATAAGTGATTTTCTGTGGCCGCTGGAAAGCTGCTGGCGGGCTGTGATGCGTCGCTGGCAGTTTGCGCCACGGTGATGCTGGCAACCAATACGTCGCCGCGCCCGACTTCGACGGACATCTGGTAGATGCGCACCGTGGCAGCGGTCACAATGCCGCTAGAGTCTTGCAGCTGATCTGCGAGTGTGTAGTCGGCCTGCGTGGTGGTGACTGCCAGTGTGCGCTTGAGCGTGCCGCCCAGCAGCACCTCGACTTGGTACGCCTGGCTGCGTTCGCCGAGCGGCACAGAGCCGAGCAGCCAGTTTTCAGCCAGGCGGGTGCGGCGCGCCCAGGTGATGCGGATGTCGCCGTTGCTTTGCCGTGCTGCGCGGCAGTTGTAGGGCGCAAAGGGCTTGAGGCCGACGCCGGTATTGATGGCGGTGGTTGACTGCGCGGCGCTGATTTGCTGGGTGACTGTGACGCCTCTGAATTGCCTGGCCTGGCCCAGCTCAGACAGGTCGTAAGTGGGCCGGGCCAGCGACGCAGCCGTCAGCATCACAAAGCGCTCATTTGATACATGACTGGCCATTGCCCGTGCCGTGCCGCGCAAGCCGCGCAGCAAGCCGCTGAGCTGGTACACGCCCGCGCTGACCAGCGTGGCTGTCGTGAACTGGATGATCTCGTTGCCCAGCACGGCTGCATTGACAGTGCTGGTTAGCACATCGGCGCGGCTGGCATTGAACAGCTCGCCATACAGCAGCGACACCGTCACAGTGCTGAGTTGGTCCATCAGGCCGTTCTGCCAATCCGGCAGCGCGCTGATGGCGTAGCCTTGCACTGCCGATGTGCCGACGCTCCCGGCTACCGTTAGAGCCGCGTCGGTTTGACCCATGTACAGCACAGCGCCGGGCCAGCTGCTGGTCAGCCCGCCCATCGCAACGTAGATGCCCGCATTGTTGTCGGCGTCGCGCAGAATCGGAATGTCCAGCACAGCAAGTCGAGTCGGGGACAAGAGAGGCACGCTTGCCTGCCCGGTGGATGGGCTGCCCAGCGCTTGCACGGTGTAGACGCTGCCGTCATAGTCCACGAGGTCCCATTCGCAGGCCGTGCCGTTGTCGCTGGCGCGGGTCACGCGCATGGGCGAAAAGCGCCCGCGTGGGTATTCAACCGTGACCACGTCGCCTGCATCGACCGCCGCAAATGAGCGTGAAACCCTGGCGATGCGTTTGTTGCGCTCGGCCCAATCGTTGAACATCAGCGCATTGGCAATGCTGGCGGCGCGGTCGCTGGTCATCACCACCGCAAGCTGGTGGGTTTGGTCGTTGATGCTGCTGGTGACGATGCGGCGGGCGACTTCGGTGCCTGTCTGGTAGTCGTTGGTCTGGTTGATGTAGCTGATGGCGCGGCTGCGCGGCAGGTCGTCTTCTTGCGTGCGCTGGGTGGCCAGCGGCTCGCCGGGGATTGAGCCGTCTTGCACAGCGCCCAGCTCGTCAAAGCCGATGGTGGCCACGCTGGCCTGCCCGGCGCGTGGCCGCAGCTTAATTTTGCCGTTGGACTTGACGGGGTCGATCAGATAGGACTGCAGCAGTGGGTCCAGGTTGGCGCGGGCGGTGGACACATTGGTCAGCGCGTAGCCGGTAATGGTGTCGGCAATATCGGTCAGGTCCAGCAGCGCGGCGTCGAGCCCGGCGCGTTTGCAGATATCGGTGATGACGCTGGCCAGTGGCACAGGGTCGGCGGTTGATGCGTTGAGGCGGTAGACAAAGGGCTTGACCGTATAAGAGCTGCCGCCTGTGTCATCCAGAAGCACGCCCGTGATGTTGGTGCCCTCAACGCGGATGGCGCGCGCGCTGCTGAATATGTGGTTGACGTATAGGGCTCGAAGATTCGATGCGGCGTCGCGCCCGCGCTCAGTGATGGTGCCTGCTGCGTTGATTTGCCAGAGTTGCAGGAGCGTTCCGGATGTGTTGGTAAAAACGGCAATTGCGTCGCCGGGCTGCGGCGCTAACCTGATCAAATTGTTGGCGTTGGCAAGCTCCCCGCTCAGCGAATAGGTAACGCTATTGCCAAGGTTGGTGATGTCCCTGCGCTCCAAGCTGCGCACACCAGACGCTTTTTTTTCAACCCACAAAAAATTTGAGGTGACGACAAAGTCAGAGTTGGCAAAGCTAAAATCAGAAGGTGAGCCACTGACTTGCGTGACCAGTTCGGCTGTGTCCCAACTGTAAACGGCAAAGATGATCAGGCTGAACGAATACAGCTTACAAACAATGTAGTTGCCATATTTTGCAAAGCCAATGAACAATTGGTCAGGAGCTTCAAACATCGCCCTATTGAAAGTTTTGATCACATTGCCGTCTGGCCCAAATGCCAGAGTCAGATTGGTGTCTCTAGCTGCACTGTTGATCGCTTGCACAACTTGAATCGCAATATCAGACGAGCCGAGCAAGCCTTGAGCCTGCATACGAACACCAGTGTTCGGGCCAATGCCCTGGTCTTCTAGATAATTTGGGCCAAGCCGATAGCGTCGGAACGCATAGTCAACTAAGTTGCTGTTAAACACAAGACCTAAAATGGGAGTGGGTTCAGCGCCTTCGGCGACATACGTTTGCGTCTGGACGCCGCTGGTATAGCCCAAACCCTCATAGCGCAAAGACTGCTGGGTGCCAGTGCTGACAACGACTGAGTCCACGGCCTCAGATAGCACCTCAAAACTCAGCTGCGGGATTTGGCCGTTGGGGCAATCGAGCGCCGTGAACACCACATAAGCAACGCCCCTAAACGCTGGCGTGTTGCCTACGCCTAAAGTTGCTTCAATGGTAGGGTCTGGCAGCTGGGTTTGCGTGCCTTTGTAAAGGGCAAACGACTCAGCCCGAAAGCTGCTGGCCAGCAGGGTTTCAAAGCTGGCGTTTGCACCGGTGTCGCTGATCAGCTTGCCGTTGTTGTAGGTCTTGAGGATGGCGTCGATCTGGTTGTCACACAGGGCGATGGCGATGTCGCAGTTGTAGCTGTATGTGGTTTGGCTCGCGGTGGGGCCGCCCTTGCCGTCGATGGTGGTGGTGGTGGAGACCTCGCGCAAATCCGTGCAAAAAATGACGTTGCCGTTGACCTTGTAGCTGCCATACACCACGGGCACCACGGTGCCGTAGGTGCTGGCCTGCACACTCAGGTCGTTTAGCCGTGGGCCTTGTGCGTTGCTGCCCTGCGAGCCGCCCAGCAGGCTGCCGATGGTGGACCCCACCAAAAAGCCGGTGCTGGCCGTCATCAGGCCAAACCCAAGCGGGCCCAGCAGCGCCGCGCCTGCCACGCCTAGAACAAGTTGCGCCATTACGCGTGCCCTTCAGGAAAACGAAAAGCGCCGATGACGCGCGACATCCACAGGCTGTCAAGCCGATGCTCAATGACTTTGCGGGCGGGTGCGTAGGCGTGGATCATGCTGACCTCGCCGTAGATCGGGTAGTCGCCCACGACAGCGGCGTGGCGCTGGTGGTAAAAGGCCATGACCAGCACATCGCCGGGCTGCAGGCAGGCTGTGCTGACCGGCTCAAGATACTCGTGGCACAAGTCCAGCATGGTTTCGTCTGTGGCCTGGCGTGGGTAGTTGGTGATGTCAAAACCCCATCCCTTGACTTTTTTGGCGACCTCGATTACCAGTCCAATGCAGTCGATGCCTGTGCGGGTGCGGCCCTGGTGCAGCCAGCGCGTGCCCAGGTAGCTGCGCGCCTCAGTCACGATAGCGCGCTGCTGTGGGGTGGTTGATAAATTGGTCATGCGGAGGTCAGCCCGGCACTGCCCAGCACCTTGTTGTTGCCCGGCACATCAGGAAAGCCGCGAAAATTAATCACGTTGACGAACTTATTTTTGCAGTCTTCGGTGCGGCGCTTGCGGCAGCCTGGCACGACCGTAAAGGTGTCGCCGACCGTGATGTCGTATGGCATGCGCAAAGCCAAGCCAAATACACCAGACGCAAACGTCTGCACTTCCATCCGCAGCGCGGCGTTGGCACCCGTTAGCCAGGTGACGACGCCAGCGCCAAAATAGTCAGACGCTTGGGTCAAGGCAGCAGCGGTAAAAGCGCGGGTGCTGGCGACTGCCGTGACCGTGCCTGAGACTTGCAGGGCGGGCAGATTAACGCCACAGCGCGCGTCGCCCAGGGTAGCGTCGCAGGTGGGGGCAAACACGCGGCCCACGGGCTGTTGCAGCTGCTGCTCAATGCCGCGCTGCTCGGCTTGGAACTGCGTTTGCCCGGTGGCGACATTGCCTAGCGTCCCGCTACTGATAAGCATGCGGCCCATGCTGAGGTCTTTGTAGTTGACCTCAAACACCTCGACGGCCGCGCCGTCCCAGCGGCCTGCAATAACGTCGTCTTCTTGCACGGTGGCGGTGCTGATGGGGCCGACGATTTCAAGGTTGGTGACCGACAGGTCTGAGCCGCTGGTGATGGCCGATGGCGTGAAACCGGGCGCGGCCTGGTAGGTGACGCCCTCAAACACAATGTTTGCATCGTGGCTGGTGAAGGCAAACACCTGCGCGTCGAGCCGCGTCACCCGCCAGCAATAGGCCAGCGTGGTGGTGCCAATGGCGCGGTGGGCGGCAAGGGCGACGGTTTGGGTTTTCACGCCTCAACCTCGCGCACTTCTTGCAGGGTGATGGACTGGCCGACGATCAGCCGCGTGTCGGGTGCGCCGCCGCGTACCAGCTGCCAGGGCAGGTCATCAGCCGCAAAATGCACCGGCACGTAAAAGCGGCCTGTCCAGGCTAGCGCCTGGCTGGCCTGCGGGTAGCGATAGCCTGTACCGCCCCCGGTGATGAGCTTGCCTGCAGTGTTGGTAGCCAGTGTGTACACGTTGCCCACGAGGCTGGTGATGCTGTGGCTGCGGCCATTTAGCAGGGCCGCATCAGCACCCAGCAAGTCCGACAGAAACAGCCTGCCGCCTGATGCCAGGCCAATGCCGCTGGCCAGCGTGACGCTGGTGGTGGCGCCCACTGTGACGGCTGTCACGCTGGCGCTTTGGTCGGCCACAAAGGTGACCAGGTTGCCGCTGATGGCGGCGTTGCCAGGGGCGCTGCCCAGGGTGACTGCCGCACCATTGCGCAGCAGCTGCAGGCCTGCTGGCTGCGGCCGGCCAATGTAGCGGTCATTGACGAGTGCCGAGCCGATGGCGCTGTAGCGCTTGTAAAGCCGGTAGGTGGGCACACCATAGCCTGCACCGGCCACACCGGCATTGACGGCGGCGTCTTGCGGCTGTAGCAGGCCTTCGGTGGCGCTGACGGTGCAGTCCTTGGGGTCTTCGAGCAAAAAGCCATACGCGCCGCCCGCTGTGGCTTCGTGCAGGCCCTCGATGGTGCGCCACTCGCTGGCCAGCATGGGGATAAAGCCAAGGTCGAATTCGCGCAGGGTGCGGTGCCAGCCTACGTTGATGGTGCCGTAGCCGCCCTGGTTGACGGCGCGTGTGTTGCTGCGCCGGTTGCTGCCAGACAAGCCCGCCACAATGACGCTGGCGGGCATGATGATGCTTGAGAGGATGGTGATGGCCATGATGATCAGTAGTTGCGGGCCAGGGCGCGCTGGGCACCTGCGGCTGCGCGTGCCGCGATCTGCTCTTGCGTGCGGCGGTCGACCTGGCCCTGCACGATAAAGGTGTTGTTTTGTGTGACGCTGTTGCCAGCGCTGGCAGCGCCGCCGTTGGGCACCACGTTGCCGCCCTGGCTGCCCATCATTAGGTATTGCTTGCCAGCGGTCTCTAGCAGCTCGGGGCCGCGCTCGTTGACCTGGTACAGCTTGCCCGCTGACACTGGCCCGCCATCAGCACGCGCACCACCCAATAGGCCGCCCAGCAAAACGCCCAAGATATCTGAGTCGCCCAGAGCCGATGCCAGCTGCTTGGTGATGGACTGCTGCACCGCGATGCGGATCAGGTTGCTGATGATGCTGTCGGCCAGGCTTTTGAAGTCAAGTTTGCCGGTCTTGACGAAGTTGACCAGCGCGTCTTCCATGCCATTGAAGGCGCTGGTGAATGCGTCCTCGGTCTGCTTGGCAATGTTGCCGGCTTCGTCGTAGTAGTTTTTAAAAGCCTCGCTCGCGCCTATCTGCCAGTTTTGCTGTGCTGCAAGGCGTTGGTCAAAACCGTTGGTATATATCTCGAGCGCCTGGGCCTCAGAGCTGCGGATCAGGTCCAGCTCTTTTTGGAAGTCGTCTTCACGCCCGTTGAATGCGCCGTTGCGTTTGTCTTGCTCCAGCCGCTGGCGCTGCTGGGTGAACCTGTCCTCATTTTGGTTGACGCCTGCATTGCGGGCCCGCGCGACCCTGCCCTGCCCCTGCCCGGCGGTCTCGCGGTCTTGCTGCAGGCGCAAGGTGTTCAGGTAGCTGCGGGCGGCTTCTTCGGCCTCGCGGTAGCTTTGGGCAATTTTATCAAGGGCGGCGGTTTCTTGCGTCTTTAAAACCTCAACGCTGGTGACGGCGCTGGCGCGCACGCTGGCCAGCTTGGCTTCAACATCGACAATTTTCTTTTTGTTTTCAATTGCGGCAGCACTGCTCAACTTTTCAGCCTGCAGGCGGGCCAGCTCTTTGGTCAGCGCGTCTTCTTGCGCGGCGGTGTCCAGGTTGACAAAGCCTATTTTGGCGGCGTAGTAGGCGCGCTCGTTGACCAGGCCAGCGGCGCGGTTGGCCTCCAGGATTTTTTCGGCGTTGTTGTAGCTGGCCACCAGCAGCTCGTTGGCTTTTCTGATGTTTTCAATGTCAAGGTTGAGCAGGGCCCTGGCCTCGGCCTCGGCGGTGTCCTTGACGCGTGGCCCCTTCGGAGGTTTGTCATCTTCGATCACCAGCTTTCTTTTTTTGCTGGCCAGGCGGGCAGCCTCGACGCGGTCAAAAGAGCCGTCGTCGGTGGGCTGGCCGGGGAAAACGTCTTGCGCGGCAAAGTCTTTTTTGGCGGCTGCCAGGCGGGCTTTGGCTTTGGCGATTTCAGCCTCAAGGTTGCCCGCAAAATTGAATTTGCTGTCGCGGCGCGCTTCAAGCGAGCGCAGCGCCGTGTCAGCGGCCTTCAGCTCGTTGATGGTGCCCAGGATGTTGAGCTTGGCCGGTATGTTTTGCAAGCCCTTCAAAATGGTGGTCAGCACAGGCAGCAGCGCGTTGGTCAGCGAGCGGGCGGAGTCTTCAGCGTTGGCGCGGATGTTGAAGAGCTGCTTGTTGAAAGCCTCAGCGTTTTGCGCGGACTCGCTGCTGATCTTGCTGACCAGCTTGGTTTGTTCTGACAGCTCTTTTAAAAAGGGCGCAACCTCTTGAATAGACTTGCCAAACAGGATCTGCGCTGCGCGGGCGGCGTTGCCGTCGCGCTCAAACTGCTGGAAGGCTTTGGCCACGTCCAGCAGGGCCTCGGCGGGGTCTTTGTTTTTCAGTTCTTCAGCGCTCAGGCCCAGGGCCTTGAGCACGGCCGTCACCGGCCTGCCCTCTTCACCGGCTTTG